CGTGGGTTCCAGAGCTCGAAGTAGGCGCGGAGTTGACCGTACAGCCTGGTGTGCTTGGTGCCGACGTCCGAGAACACGTCCACGAGGTGGTAGGAGGGGGCGGCCAGGAGGGGGTCTCTGACGGTGGCGAGATCGATGCGGAAGATGGAGGCGACGGTGAGGTCTTTCGTCGGCTTGGCCTCTCGGAGATCGTCACCGGTCATCTCCTCGTCTGAGCCGGCAACGTCGAGGGTGGCGGCGTAGATGGCGCCTTCGGTGGGGGCGGCCTGGCGGGGGTGAGTGCCTTGCATGAGCGCCTGTCTGCGGTCGTCGAACATGCGGCCCTCGGAGTCGATCTCCTCGAGAAAGTATTGGGTTTTGATCATGGGGTGGTGGCGTCCCTTGCGGGCGATCTCTGCGGTGACGTGCTCTCCGTAGGCTGGTACTTCGGCGGCTACGTCCTGCCAGGGGACGTAGAACACGCGCTGCTGGCCGTCGGTGGCCTCAAGTGCGAGTAGGTTCCTGCTGATCTTGGCGAGCATGGTGCGGGACGTCCAGACGGTGCCATAGTAGACCTTGGTGGCGTTGGTGGAGGCGGTCATGGGGGTGAAGTCTACTTCCCATTTCTCCTCGTTGACGTCCTGGGCCTCGTCGCACTCGAGGAGGAGTGACGCGGTGGCTCCTACGACCTGGGAGGCGGGGTCGGCGCTGAGGAAGATGACGCAGGCTTTGCCGAGGAAAGTTATGTAGCCCTCGCGGGTCTTGACGTGTCCCTTGTTCCATGGGTTGTCGAGGACGTCTTGCAGGCGCATCTTGGAGTTGATGAGCTGTGGCTTGTAGGTGGGGGCGGCCTTGACGATCTGGCCGCCCTTGCGTTGGAAGATGTTGAGCAAGTAGGCCTCGAGCTGCGCGCTGAGCTCGTTCTTGCCTGCCTGCCTGGAAAAGACGATGGCGAAGGAGAGACCTTTGCCGTGCAGGATGGAATCGAGGATGGCGTCTGCGGGTGCGAGCTGGTAGTTGCGGAGGGGGCGCTTGACCACCAGTCGGGAGAACCATCGGATGTTTGACAGGATGCGGGTTGCTAGGTGCTGAACGGGTCGCGTGAGCACCATGGCGTGGTGTTGGTGACAGGATGATCACTGGCAGCCGGCAGTGACTGTCACCACTATATCTCCTCTCTGGTGTCGGGGCGCTTCCAGCCTTCGGTGCGCTTGTCTAGTTTGAGGGTCTCGGTGGCCTTGAGCTGGCGGAGTTTCTCGGCGAAGTGGGCCATGCGGTCTTTGCCCCACGCTTCCCAGTGCTTGGGGGTGTCGGTGGAGATGCCGGCCTGGACGACTGAGGAGCGGGCTTTCTCGAGGGCGGCGTAGGCCCCGGCTCCGAAGGTCACGATCTCCTCGTCCTCGGGTGCGACGCTGGTAACGGCGGTGGAGCCTGCCAGGTCGTGGATGGTCTGCGGTGTGGTGTAGTACACGCGGATGACTTCGGCGATGGCGGGGACGTTGCCGTCGAGGATGCGGAGGGTGCTGCCCCAGTGCTCGAAGCGCCTCCACTCGGGCGGGTCCTCGGGGTTGGCGGCGGTGTAGGGGTGCCAGACGCGCACGACTCGAATGAGGCTGGTGAGGGTGGTTAGAGACTGTTCGCGGGTGGCGGCGGCGACGGTGATCGTGCCGGTGATCTGCTGGGGTCTGACGTGGCTGTAGTCTGAGAGGGCGCGCTGGATGGCACGGTCGATCTCGGCGGTGGTCCACGTGTCGGCTGCGGCGTCGTCGAGGTCGGCTTGGACCAGGAGTCGGAGTGCTAGAAGCTCGCTCATGCTGTGTGCTCCTTGGCTGGTGGGTGAGGTAGCGCCCTGCTTAACATAAAAGGTTTATGTTGAGGCTCGCGGAGGGAAGCCGGAGGCCTTTTCGCACTATGGGCCATAGTGTGAAGAGCCGACGCGAGCCGTAGCAGGGCGCGGCGGTGGGCGGTCATCGGTAGGCTACCGTGACCTTGGGAGCGGTGCCGGTGATGGTGGCGTAGAGGCCGACGCCAAAGGCGACGTCGAGGCGGGCGGTGGTGGAGAGGCCGGCTGCGGCTGCCAGGGCGATGATGCTGTCACCTGCGGTGGCTACTTCGTCTCCGAGGACGATGGTTGCGGCGTCGGAGCCTCCGGTGAGGGTGACGGTGTGGATGACGCCAGGGCCGGTCTTGATGAGGGCGCTGGCTGCCAGGTAGCTGTACTGGTAGATCTCGGGCATGGGGTTCCTCCTAGGTTGGTCGTGGTATCACTGCGGCGAAGTCGAGCAGGACGTTGAGCACGCCGCTCTCGCGGTAGCACTGGCAGTAGGGCTCGAGGTAGTTTGATGGGAGGTTGGTGCTGTGTGTGCAGGCTAGGGCGCCGTCGACGTGCAGGGTAAGTGCGGTGGAATTGATGGTGAGGGCGAGTTTGTGCCAGGTTGAGGGGTCGACGGGAATGGCGCTGGGTGTGGAGCTTTGTGCGCCTGCGCTGTCTCTCGACCATATGATCCAGTTGGGGCTGACGGCGGAGGAATAGCCGGCTTGGCAGAGGTTGCTGGTGCCGATCTCGATGGCCCCGATCATGGCTTGGCCGGTTCCCAGTCTGTCTGGGACCATCCTGGCTAGCATTATGGTCTCGTACTGAGGGGCCATGCGTATGGTGGAGAATCCGCCGGCGCCGCTGCCGAGAAAGAGTCGTGCGTATGCTCCGGCTGTGTTTGGTACTGTGAGGTAGTAGACGCCGCCGTGCGAGGAGTCTGTGAGGGTGCCGGTGCCTCCCCCGGCGGTGGTGAGGGTGAGGCGGGGGTCGAGGGTGTCTCCCTGGAAGTCCTCGGACCAGCCTCGCATGATGTCGGTGAGCGTGAGAGTCGGTCCCCATTCGTCGGTGATCAGGGGTGGTGCGGGTGGGCTGCCGAAGGTGGAGAGCACGAGGCCTTGTGAGCCTTCTGCGAAGAAGGCAACAGCGCACGCGGCGCCCTGGGTCATGTGGTCTGGTGGCACCTGTTGGGCGACGGGAACGCTGAGAAGAACCCTGGACATGGAGCCGGCCAGGAGGACGGCGGCGGTGTGGGTGGTGGCGTCGTAGGCTCTGACTAGCCCTCGGTGAAACTCCATCCTCCCCTCCGCCCCTCCCTGAAGGGAGGGGGACTTTGTGTAGGGAGCGGGCAGAGCGTGGCTCCCCCGAACCTGCTCTGCCCGCCCGTTGGCGTGCCGATGCGTGGATGGCGCACGCCTCAGCGCGCGATTCTACTAACCCTGGTCTCCTGCGAGATACCAGATAACGACGTCGCCCGCGGCGGTGGGGGCGGTGCCTCCGGTGGGGTGCCAGTCTATCTCGACTTCGCTGCCGGCGGCGATGACGACGGCGGCGTTGGTGCCCCCCATGTGGACCGACTTCCAGGTTCCGGGCGTCAAGGCGGTGTTGGCGGTGATGGCGGCGATGGCATCAACGGTGTCGTCCTGGATGTCGACGTGGAAGCCGGTTGGCGTGCCGGTGAAGACTGTGGCGCAGACGGAGACGCCCACGATGGTCATTTCCTCGAGCGCCAAGAAGTCGATGGCGCTGTCGCTCGAGGCTAGGGCGTTGACGTGGAAGTCGATGGTCCTCATCACTTCGCTAGCCATGGTGTTACTCTCCTTTCCCGGTGACGGTCTTGACGGCGTGTGCTGCTCCGTGGGTGGCTTGCGAGGCGAAGTAGGCGACGAACCCCACCTGGAGTCCTGTCGCGAGTGTGTTGATCTCGCAGGTGCCTCCCCAGGACACGAAGGTGATCGAGATGTTGAGGATGCGGCCTGTGCAGCCGACGATCCAGGGGGCCGCGCCCAGGATCACGCAGCCTACGAGCCAGGCGAAGCGCTTCTGCTCCCAGCCGAGGGCGTCCCAGCGCTTGCGGAGCCCTGGAATGAGCTCCAGGAGCAGTGCGAGGATGGTTGAGAGGATGGCTGCTATCCATGCTGCTGTGACCATGTGTACCTCCCGCCCACTAGGGGCTAGGCTACGGGTTTGGCGACTGGGGTCCCGTGAGCTGAGCTGGGGCGCGTCGCCATTACGCGACGTTGTTCTTGTGCAGCGGACGGTAGTCCGCGACACCTACGGCGACGAAGAAGCGGCACTTGATGCGCATCTCGTCGTTGGTGAACATGGAGCCGACGGTCTGGTCGTCGGCGAGGAACAGCTCGGGTTCTCGGCCGTACCTGTAGCCGATGCAGATGCCCGGGCAATCGTTGGGGTCGCAGGCCGCGGCCCAGTTGTTGGGGTCGGTCCACTCCGGCACGACCACGACTCGCGCGCTGCCTGCCCTCGGCTCGAGGTAGTGGTAGGTAGCTTCCACTGACCACGGCTGCTCGAAGATGCTGAGGGCCGTCCTCTCAAGCTCGATGGGGACCAGGCAGAACTGCGGGCGGATAGCAAGCGGAGCGCTGGACGTCGGCTCCGTCTGCTGATAGACGGCCTGGACTACGACGTCCCACGCGGCGGCGCTGAGGGCCGTGGTGAGCAGGTTGACGTGGGTGGCCACGGAAAACACGTTGAGGCCGTCGCCGCTCATGTGGGGCCCCACGTCTGAGTCGTCGGTGAAGAGCGCCGAGACCAGGGCTGAGAGTGTGCGCCAGGCAGCGTTGCC